ATGCCGAAGATCGCACGTGAATTAACGGACCTGGCGCTCAGGAGGCTAAAGGAACCCGGCCTGTATTCGGTGGGGGGTGTGGCAGGTCTTCAGTTCCGCATCCTGCCCTCTGGAGGCCGCACATGGATCCTTCGCGTCACTGTCGGCGGCAAGCGGCGGGACATCGGACTGGGTGGATACCCGACGGTGACGCTTGCGGCGGCACGTGATGCGGCGCGAGCTGCGCACGAAGCCATCCGGAGCGGCATCGATCCCGTGGAACAGAAGCGCGTGCAGCGCGCCACCATGATCGCGGCACGCGGATCGGCTGTCACTTTCGACGACGCAGCGCGCCAGTACATCGAGGCCATGCGCCACGAGTGGCGGAACGCGAAGCACGAGGCGCAATGGGTTTCCACGCTCGCCACCTACGCCAGCCCGGTTATCGGGCCGCTGGCCGTGCGCGACATCGAGCTTTCGCATGTCGTGCGCATCCTTGAACCCATTTGGACGACCAAGACCGAAACGGCGGTCCGGCTTCGCGGCCGGATTGAATCTGTTCTCGACTGGTGCGCCGTGCGCGGGTACCGGCAAGCCGACAACCCCGCGCGGTGGAAAGGCCACCTCGACAAGCTCCTGCCCAAGCCCGCGAAGGTCGCAAAGCGCGCGCACTTTCCCGCGCTGCCCTGGCGCGAAATGGGCGCCTTCATGGCGGAGCTGCGCGCTCGCGAAGGAATCGGAGCGCGTGCGGTCGAGTTCGCCATCCTGACTGCCGCCCGATCCGGCGAAGTGCGCGGCGCGCGCTGGTCAGAATTCGACCTGCAGGCCGGCGTCTGGACGATTCCGGGCGACCGCATGAAGGCCGGCAAGGAACATCGGGTACCGCTGTCTGACCAGGCGCTGGCCATCCTTGAGGCGATGCCGCGCGGCGATGATTTCGTATTCCCCGGCTCAAGACAGGGCGCCATGCTCTCGGATATGAGCTTGACGGCGGTCCTGCGGCGCATGGGCCACGCTGCCATCACGGTACATGGCTTCCGGTCCGCTTTCAGGGATTGGGCGGCCGAAGCCACGAACTACCCGCGCGAGGTGGCCGAAATGGCGCTTGCACATGCCATAGGCAACGACGTTGAAGCGGCATACCGGCGCGGCGACCTGTTCGAGAAGCGTCGCCGGATGATGCGCGATTGGGCGAAGTTCTGCGACACGCCGGCGCCTGCGGCTGGCGTGACACCGATACGAAGCACCGCCGCCTGACGGCCTCAGGCAAGCGGGGCTGCGCGGTGTTCGAGCACCGGCAGCCCCTGACCATGAAGCACCTGTTACGGAGGTAACCCCTTGGCTATCGAACAGAGTAGCAGCAACCAATCCGACCGAATCATTGACGCGTCTCAACTGGTCGGCCATTCGCCTGACGATTCGGGGTCGACGTCACTCACGCCGGAAAACCCCGGCGTCGAGGTGACGACTGGAGACGCCCGGCGCATGCTCAGACAAATTGCAAACGCATACCCAGAAGTCGAGAGCGCGGCAAACGCAATAGATGCAGTCATCGTGAATCTCGAAACGCTTAGGCACGAGGCGTTGCTGCCGCTCGCCCTGGGAAACCTCGAAAACGTGAAGCATCTTCTCAAGCAGAAATCCGTAGTCCGGATCGCGTCACCGCGGCATTCGTGAAATCCCGCGCCGGCCGGTCGCCGGCACCGAGGCGCCGAGCGAGGTGGTAGGACACCGAGCCCGGCTGACCACGAAGTGAAAGGAGCTTCACATCATGGCTGAATCGAATTTTACCAGCGACGAGTTTTTCCCATTGTCTGCGGCGACGGACATGCTGGCCAAGGCGGCCGGAGTGTATGAAGCAGGGGTTATCAGGGCTGCGGCGTCAGCGATCGACCAGACCCCAGAAGTGATCGCCAGCGGTCTGTCCTACCTGGCTTACGTCCTTTCGGCACACGATGCATCGGGCGACGTGACTGAAGGCAGAAAGGCAGCCGACGCCGTGCGCGCCCTCAGCGAAATGTCTTCCCTGATTGAGGTGTTCCGCGGCATACGCGATTCCACCAGCAGCGAGTCGCTTTCGGTCGCCGTGAAGGGGTGAATCATGCGAACAGAGATCTACGGTGAGCGTGACCTCACCTATTCCGCGTGGCACCGCCAGCGAAGTACGCGGCGCTTCGTCGGCATCGACCGAGCGCAAAGCCTGGGCATGATCGATATCGACTGCGTGCTGTTCGTCGAGTACGACACCGAGACACGCGAACCGCTGGCGCTGATCGAAACGGCACGCTATGTCGGCCAGCGGCGCAAGCCTGCCACCGTTACCGCGGCACTTGCTCGGCGAGCCGGCATCCCGGCTTTCACTGTGCTCTACGAGGCCGCGAACGATCCGAACCCGGCAGACAGTCGGTTTCCAGACATCGCACGCTTCCATGTGAAAAGGCTGTGGCCACAGCCCGAACGGTCATGGCGTATCGTTGAGCCCGAGCAGTGGGCAAAGGCCTTGCTGCACATCCGCCAATGGTCGGCCTTCCGCCTCGACCAGGAGGCTGCGAACGACGCGGATTGGATCGATTCTTCGACTGAACCAAGGGGTACGGAACGATAGGGCGGCAGGATGACGCGCGCCTGGCGGCCTTTATCGAAAGCCTCCACATGTCCGACACCTACCTTTCAGCCGACGAGCTGCGCGAACTGACCGGGTGCGCTCACCGCGCCCGGCAGCGCGCGTGGCTGGATGCGAATCGCTGGCCGTATGCGGTCGCCGCGACTGGACACATTCGCGTGCTGCGCGAGTACTGGAGGGCTCGTCTGACAGGGGCACAGCCGGTGGCGCCTTCCGTCCATGCAGAACGAGCTCACAACTTCGCCGCGATTGAAGGCATCGGCGACCGCGGCAGCAAGCGCCGGAAGGGCTCAACTTGAAGTTGTACCCCGCCGGCTAATGTGCAGTACGCCGCGCCTAGGCTGATCCCCGAAAACCCGAAACCTCACGGGCTGGCGCGGCACCCCTTCTGAGGTGCGCAAGAGGTTGCGCATGGCCTTCTACGTCAAGCATCCGCCGAACGGCGACTCATATTTCCGCAGACCTGGTCCAGAGTGGGATCCATGCACATACGGAATAGAGACCGAGCATGCGAACACCGTCCGCGAACTCAAGATATGCCAGCACGAATGGAACGCTACGGGAAACCGCTTATACGTTCTTGAGGCCTTTCGATTGGCCTGCGCCGGAGGGCTGTTCCCGCCCATGTGGGTGCTTAAAGAGCTCGACGAGTGCTTCCGGCGTGCTGTCTCCAAGTCCTGGACGCTGGATCGTGCGTTCGGGTTTTCTGGCGAAGGCTTGGGAAAGGGGCGCAGGACATCGTCACAGGAAATAGCTCGCCTACGCAATAGGAACAAGTTGCTATGCATGGCGGTCTGGAAGCTCGAAGGCGCCGGTCTCACTCTGCCCCAAGCTTGCAAGGCCATCGCCGGGTTGCTAACACGCCTTCCGCCAGGGGAGCGCATCTTGGTTGGTGGTCACTCACTTTATGTTCTGCGCGGCGAGGATATATCGAAGCGAGGAATCGAAAAGGCGGTGAATGAGTCCGCGCCGCTTTGGCCAGGCGAGAAGCGCGCCACGGAAGAAGGGGCAAAGACGTGGTCCGTTGAAGACATACGCAAGCTGCTATCCGTTTTCTTCCCCGCCGAGCTCCCCCGTGGTTTCCTGAAGAGACTCGAAGAATCGAAGAACCGATAAGGCCTTTTCGGTTCCACCTTCGAGAAACCGCGTAGCACACGATGCACACACCGTCACGTGACGGCATTGTGTGGGAGTGCATCGAATGGACAACCCCGGTTTTTACCGCGTTGGCAAGGTGTCAGAGATATTCGGCTGGTCGATCAACACGACGTGGCGCAAGGCGAAGATTGACCCCGAGTTTCCCAAGCCCATCAAGATCAGCGATAACGTAACGGCGTGGCGAGCTGATCAAGTATTGGCGTATCGCCAGAAGCTGATCGACGGTTCCGCCAAGGCCGCGTGAGGCAGCACCATGGGGAACGTCATACCTGTGGAGCGTCGTGCTCATGGTGTCGACCACCAGCGGGACGACATGAGCGCGGAGTTTTTCGAGCGCGCTCTCGGCCTCGCTCAGCTGCTCACCCGCCTGCCGGAGAGCGAGCACCGTCCCGTCATTCTCGCGTTGCTCTGCCTGCTGAAGGCAGGGCTGCTCACCGAGAAGGCGTAGGCCGTGGCTCGTTCCCGGAACATCAAGCCCGGCTTCTTCAAGAACGAGGCGCTGGCCGATCTTTCCCCTCTGACACGGCTGCTGTTCGCGGGTCTATGGACACTCGCCGACCGCGATGGGCGCATAGAGGATCGCCCGAAGCGCATCCGTGCCGAAGTACTGCCCTACGACGACGGCAGCGTGGATGACATGCTGAACGATCTGCAGCGAGCGGGGTTCATCCTGCGCTACCAGGCCGACGGGCAGCGCTTCGTTCAGGTGGTGAACTTCGCCAAACACCAGAACCCCCACTGCCGCGAACCGGCTAGCACAATCCCAGCACCGGACGGGTACGGTGCTAGCACCGTGCAAGAACCGGGCGAGCACGGAACCGGCCCGGCTGATTCCCCTAACCTGATTCCTGATTCCCTTAACCCTTCAACTGCACCATCGTCTGTCGACGATGGTTGTGCTCAGGCCATGCCTGAACACCGCACCCCTGACTGTCCGCATCAGCAGATCATCGACCTGTACCACCAGGCACTGCCCACCGGCACACGTGTTCGAGTGTGGAACAGCACAAGGGCCAAGCACCTGCAAGCCCGCTGGCGCGAGGACGCGAATCGCCAAAACGTCGAGTGGTGGCAGCGCTTCTTCGCCTACTGCGCGAAGTCCGAGTTCCTGACCGGCCAGACGCAACCCGCGAATGGTCGTGACCCGTTTGTCGTGAGCCTGGATTGGCTGGTGTCGCCGCAGAACTTCGCGAAGTGCATCGAAGGCAAGTACCACAGGAGCGCTGCATGAACGCCCCTGAACTTCGGTTTCCCCCGCACAGCATCGAGGCCGAACAGTCGCTGATCGGCGCCCTGCTGCTGAGCAACGACGCATGGGACCGCATCGAAGGCACGGTCACGGCCGCCGACTTCTTCCGCGACGACCATCGCAGGATCTTCACCCACATCGCCGCACTGATCCGCGCCGGTAAGCCGGCCGACGTGGTGACGGTGCATGCGGCGATGGAGCAGTCAGGAGAGGCCGAACGCTGCGGTGGGCTGGCCTACCTCGGCGAGATCGCGAACAACACGCCCAGCGCCGCGAATATCCGGGCCTACGCGACCACGATTCGCGACCGGGCATACCGTCGCATGGGCCAAGGTGATACGGAGGCGCTGGCGGTATCCTACGCAGCCGGAGCGCTATCGCACGACGAGTTCGCCGCCGGTCTGGAGCGGATCGCAGCGCGAGCCATCGACAGCGAGCGCGACGAACCCATGTCGATCGCCGATTCGATGCACGAGGCGATGACGCTGATCAACGAGCGCGCGAACGGCGGCGGCGTCACCGGCCTGCCGTCCAGCCTCCCCGACCTTGACGCGCTGACCGGTGGCTTCGAGCCCGGCCAGCTGATCATCCTGGCCGCTCGCCCCGGCGTCGGTAAAACCGCTCTCGCCCTGGGCATTGCCGATCACGCCGCGCGAGCAGGACGCACGGCGCTGTTCATGTCGCTGGAGATGCCGGCGCGCGAACTGAGCATGCGCGTGATGGCGCAGCGCTCGGGCGTGAGCGTTCATGCGATGCGCGCCGGCACGCGCAACGACGATCACTGGTCTGCGCTGACGCGGGTATCCAGCGAGGCAGCCCGGCAGCGGCTGTTCATCGACGACAAGCCCGCCATCACCTTGGCCTATCTGCGAGCACGCGCGAAGCGCTTGGCGAGGAAGCACGGCCTGCACCTGATCGTCGTCGACTACATCGGCCTGATGCGCGGCGAAGGCCAGAACCGGACGCAGGAGCTGGGCAGCATCAGCCGAGGCCTCAAGGCGCTGGCCAAGGAACTCGCCGTGCCGATCATCGCCTGCGCCCAGCTGAACCGCGGCGTCGAGAGTCGCAGCGACAGGCGCCCCCAGCTACACGACCTGCGTGACTCCGGCGAGATCGAGCAGGACGCCGACATCGTGCTGATGCTGCACAGGGAGGAGATGACGAACAGTGCCCCCGAGTGGCAAGGCGTCGGCGAACTGCTGCTGCGCAAGCACCGCAACGGCCCGACCGGTGAAGTCCGGCTTCGGTACATCAACCACAGAACGCTTTTCGTGCCCGGCGATGGATATGGGCCGGCACGCGACCAGGCAATACCGCGCGACGCGATTCACCGGGGCTATCGCGACCGCGGCTTCGACGGATAGCAGTTCGACAGAGCAGACATCCGCCACAAGCAGCACCGGCGCGCCGACATAGGCCGGCCTGCCGATTCGCTCCACAACCTGCCCCACGAAACACACTCTGGAGAATGACCATGACGTTCAAGCTGAAACCCGACCCCACCTTCAAGACCAAGGTTCAGATCCATATCCCCGGCCAGCCCAAGCCTGGCGAAATCGAGTTCGTGTTCAAGCACAAGACGCGCGACGAGCTGAGGGCGTTCCGCGAGGAAGCCAAGACCAAGGCAGACGAGGACGTGATTCTCGATATCGCTGACGGCTGGGACGTGAAAGACAGCGCCTTCTGCCGAGACTCGCTGACCGAACTGTTCGCGAACTACTCGACTGCGCCGGCCAGCATCGTCGATGCATACATGGGCGAACTGCACGGCACCCGTCGCGCCTGACATCCAGATCACCGCAAGGAGTTTCGAAATGGCAACTCTCGCCGAACTCGTCTCACAGCGCACCACCGCTGCAACCAACTGGCAAACGCTCTGCGCGCAGCTTCGCGCCGCGTACATCGAACTCGCGGCACTGGATCAGGCCGTGGTGAATACCAATGTCGTTTTCCCCAACGGCGTCTTTCACCCGAATCCAGTGACCGACACAACCGGGCCGCTGAGCAGCCAAAACTACCAGGATCGATCGACGGGGATTGGTCGCAACCCCATCGCCGTGCTCGACGGACCTGCGCGCTCATTCAACGCCTTGCCGGAACTGCCGCAGCACCCGGACTTCCCGCTACCGGCATGGCCGAACCCGGGCGACGCGATCCGCGCGCGCCTTGAGCAACTGATCGCCTGAGGACATCGAGATGAAACGCATACCGCACCCCGCCGCCGCAGAAACGCACGACATGATCGAGTTTTCGGACGGTCGCCAGATTCAGGCGCCGCGCTGGACCTCGCCGAAGCGGACAGAACCCGTCGTCATCGCCGATGCCGTGCTGGGAATCATCGACGAACGACTGACGGCCCGCAGTGCGATCCACCAGGACCCGCACCTCTCGAGCGCTGGACGGGCGCATAAGTCGCGGCCGGTGGACGAGGAGATCCTTGGCCGCGTTGCCGCTGGCTGGTCGCAAGTCGAGACCTTCGCGCGCCACATCGACAACCGGGAGGCCGCCTTGCTCGCCCTGCCAACCCTGGACCCGACCGCCGCAGCTGTCGCCGTCGAGGACCGCGAGTGCCGCGACTGGTGGCGCGCCCTTCCGACCGAGGAAAAGGCCCGCATGCTGGCCCGTATCGACGCCGAGCCCGAGAAGCACCAGCGCTTGGCCATTGCGCTGCTGCGCAGCCCTCTGCCGCTCGCAATGCTGGACGGTGAGGTGAATTTCGTCCGCGATGTATGGAACCGCGGCAGACGCGCAGGCAACCCGGAAGAGGCTGCAGCCATCGACGAGGGACGCGCGGCCGTGGCCTATGCGCAAGAGGTGCTTCTGCACACAGCCGCCGTTGCTCAGCATGCCATCGGCGCGAGCCGGGATGCCGTTGTCGACACGCTCACAACCAACAAGCTTGAAACCGGCACCGGTTACCGCGCCTTCGGATTCTCCGACCAGGACGCTGCGGCGTCGCGGCAGCGCGTCGAGGCGCTCGGGATCATGAACAGGGCTGCGTAATGGGTCAGTTCAGCGTCGATATCTCCCGGTTCGTCGAGAAAGCGAACGGCAACATCGAGCGTGCAGCACGACAGGCCGTCGTGCTTGCTGCGCAAGGCCTGATCATGCGCACGCCGGTCGATACGGGGCGCGCTCGAGCGAACTGGGTGTTCGGCGCTGGCGCAATCAACTACGAGGTGGTCGAGACGAGAACGGACCGCAGCGGCGGCGCGACACAGGGGGCGATTGCGGCAGCAGTGATGACCGTGCGTATCGCCTCCGTCCCATACCTCTACGTATCGAACAGCCTCCCCTACGTCCAAAGGCTTGAGGATGGCTGGTCGCAACAGGCGCCGGCCGGCATGGTGAAGGCCACGCTGGCCGAGTTGCCCCGACAGATTGAAGCATTCGCAAGGAGCATTGCATGACAGCGAATACCGCAACCCTGGCGCTTCGTATCGACGCGTCACAGGCGACATCTGCAGCCACCGCGCTCCACCGGTTCGAGCAGTCCGGCAAGAACGCTGAGACGTCCGCAAACCGACTGGCCAGCGCCACCACGTCGCTGCGAAATGTCTTCGCTGGCCTTTCCGCTGCCGTCGCTGTGCGCAACTTCGTCCAGCTGGCGGATACCTACTCGAACATCAACTCGCGGTTGAAGCTGGTTACGCAGAGCGCCGGCGAGTTCGTGGCCGCGCAGGAGGCGCTGTTCGACATCAGCCAACGTACCCGTGTGGGGCTCGAACAGACCTCGGACCTGTACGGCAACCTGCGCCGTTCAACACAGTCGCTCGGCGTTTCGCAATCCGAGGTCTTGGGCGTCACCGAGACGATCAACAAAGCCCTGATCGTCAGTGGCACCAGCGCGCAAGGTGCAGCTGCTGCCCTCGTTCAGCTTGGACAGGGGTTTGCTTCCGGCACGCTGCGCGGCGAGGAGCTGAACAGCGTGCTCGAGCAGGCGCCGCGGCTTGCCCAAGCGATCGCCGACGGCCTCGGCGTTCCCATCGGGAAGCTGCGCGAGCTGGGCGAGGCTGGCGAGCTCACGGGTGCGCGTGTTTTCGAGGCAATCCGCAAGTCTGGCGAACAGGTCGGCAAAGAGTTTGACTCGATGGCCAAGACGGTAGAACAGGCCTCGACGCAGGGCGCGAACTCGCTGTTGAAGTTGATCGGGAAGTTGGACGAAGCCACCGGCGCAAGCGCTTCGCTCGCGAAGACAATCTCTGAATCTGCGGTGGCCATGGGCACACTGGGTGACGAGATATCGCGCGGTGCGGCTGGACAGAAGGATATCGGCCTGCTGGCCGAGGCATTCCTTGTGGTCGAAGAAACGGTCAAGGTTCTCGCTGCCAACATCTCATTCGTCTTCAAGGGCATCGGCCGAGAGATTGGCGCCATCGCCGCCCAGGCAGAGGCTTTGTCCAGACTCGATTTCTCCGGCTTCAGCGCAATCGGGGATGCCGTGAAGGCAGATGCCGCCGAAGCTCGCCGAGCGCTGGACCAGTACGAGAAGGATGTTCTGAGCCGCACGCGCGCGAAGCCAGCGGCGACAACACCGGCAGCTGCCAGCGCAACACCAAGGGCCGCCGCAGGCAACCTCACTGCGCGCGGCGGAAGCAGCCGCAAAGGCTCCGACGACGGCGAGAGAATGCGGCGCGAGGCTCAGGCGATGGTCGACGAGTGGTCGCCTCTGAAACTGCGCTGGGAGTTGGAGGACAGCTTCGAATCAAGGGATACGAACGCCGCGCTCGCTGACTGGAAGGCCGAGTCAGAAGAGCGGCGCGACGCGATGGTGCGGACATACCAGGACATCGCCGATCCTGCGCGCCGCTACCGTGAAGAGGTGCAGCTTGTGAATGCCCTGGAGGCGCAGGCGCTGCTGACAGGGGAAGAGGCGTTCGCCGTGCGCTCCAAGCTCTACGAGGACATGGACCGCGCCACCGGAGAAGTGAATGAGAAGCTGCGCGAGCAGCGCGGCATCGGTGAAGAGCTGGGCCTCACGTTCAGCAGCGCCTTCGAGGATGCGATTCTGCGCGGCCGAGAGCTCTCCGACGTGTTCGCGGGCCTAGCCGAGGATGTCGCGCGCATCGCGATTCGCAAGAGCATCACCGAGCCACTGGGGGAAGCCGTTGCCGCGGCCTTCAGCGCGAAGGGCGGGGGCGGCGGAGGGTTCGGCGGGATATTCTCCGCAATCACCAGCATCCTTGGCTTCGCAGATGGCGGTTACGTTCGCGGCCCTGGATCAGCCACCAGCGACAGCATCCCTGCACGCCTGAGCAATGGCGAGTATGTGATCCGCGCGGAGGCCGTGCGCAAGGTTGGCGTCTCCACGCTTGATGCCATCAACATGGGAGGCCCCATCAGGAAGTACGCTTCCGGTGGATACGTCGGCCAGGCCGCTGGTGCGGCCGGCGCGCCCGCCGGTGGTGGTCTGGTGGTGAACATCACGAATCAGACCCCGGCCGAGGTGACCACCACCCGGGGTGAAGACGGCTCCCTGAACGTTTTGATCCGAGCTGTCGCGGCGCAGGTGGCTGACGACCTCAGCGCCGGCACCGGGCCGATCAACTCAGCACTGCAGGGGCGCTTTGGTCTTCGGCCCGCGGTCGGTGGCTATTGATGCCTCGCGTTTCGATCACTGGAGGCTCATAAATGGCTCAGAAGAGCAGCAGAGAATCGCCGGGACGCGGCGCGGGCGGGGACAAGACTGACGCCCCCGCCCCCCGTCTGCGCTTGAAGCTGTCGACCATCGACGACGTGAAGGCGGAACTTGCCCGGCTGTATCGCTCAGCCAAGGCCAAGCAGATGGACGTCGGCGACGCCAGCAAGCTGGCGAACATGCTGGCGCTGCTGGGCCGGCTGATCGAAGGCGCAGACCTGGAACGCCGAATCGCTGCCATCGAGGCAGCACAGACTGGTGACAAGGAGCGGCCGCGATGTCACTGAAGAATCTGGAACAGCGCCTGCGCAAGGCAGAGGCACAGCGACAAGCCGGCGATGGCCTGCCGGTGCTGTTCATCACCATCCCCGATTTCTGGGAGCCGGACGGCTGCGGATCATTCCGCGTATCGGCTCGCTACGCCAGCGAGGGCAGCACCGCTGCCCATGACATCATCGTCAGGCGGCCGGGCGAGAGCATCGCCGAACTGGAAGAGCGTTGCCGGCGCGACTATCCGGGCAGGCGGGTATTTACGGTCACGCAGCCACCGGGTCCGTCGCCCATCGAAGGGAAAGCTGAATGA